TTAAAGGATTTTGATATACTATGGAAGAGGAAGTTAACTCCTCATAAGTGTGGTTCCTTTATGGGGACACCCTTATCCTTTCTGGGATTAACGCTCTACAACCTTGCAGTTTGTGAGCTCTCAGTCTCATGCAAATTCCAAAAGATTGACCCTTCAAATATTGAAGATATGGCCAACTACCGGCATTGCACTGTTGAGAACACATCAATTGATGCGATTGTTGGTGATGATCTTTTACGGGTCACCGATGACCACGATTTGATCAAACCGACGATCAATGTTTATACACTGACTAATGCAGTTATATCACCTGGTAAATTTACCATCTCAAAGCACCATGGCATCTTATGTGAAAGTCATGTATTCTTCGAGGGAGGGGATAAGCCCTATGCCTTTCTGGACATAATTAAAGCAAGATTGCTTACGGATTCATGCCGGTTTCATGCCGACAATAGATCCTCTATCCTTGGTAAGGGGTCTTCGCTTAATAATCAAGTGATGTATTACTCGGAGACTAATAAGGATTATGGGAATGTCCCATCAACGGTCATCACAATGTATGAGCGTATACTTAAGAGTATAATCTCAGAATGGCTCTTCAAAAAGATGGTCAATTCTGGGATCCATTTACCACATTCTTGTGGTGGGCTTCAATTTCCTATGCCCTGGGATGAGATCAATATTCGGTATAAAGATAAACTGAATATCTTATCCTCACTCCTTAAAAAGGACTTCACCACATGTATGCAGTGGATAATCAGACTTAGATCTGTTCACGGTCAATACCGCAGGGGGCTTGAAGTCCCAGATTATTCGAAAATCTATCGAGATTTTATTAATCTCAATTTACCAGTTGGTAATGTCTTTGATCCGACTGTCAAGGATAAGATTTACCCCTTATCGTCGGCTCTCAAATTCATAATAACTGAAAGACCAGATATACCTGTTTCAGCATATACTGGTTTACCTCAGATTAAGGTATCCCTTAAGGCTTTGTACGATTCATACGGGTTTATATCCGTTGATACTCTACTTGACCAATGGGACAGATATTTCTGTTTCCTTAAGGCTTTCACCTCCAAACCGAAACCGGTCCACTATAGTTTTCATAACTATGTGAAAAACCTTAATAGGTTCTGGTCAGATTTGTCCGAAGAAGTAACTCCTGAAGAGGATCACACCTTTAAGGATTTCAACCACTTATCGTGGTCTGTTGCTTTAAAGTCAAAGACCTTAATCCATGTGGATTTCTGCAAAGAGAAAATACTCTGTGCAGGCCCAACATTACA